AACTATTAAAATATTGAATCCTAATAAGTTTTTTATTGGGTTTGATTTGGGGATGAACTATATAGGCACCGCGGCAATTTTAACTTTGCCTAAGTATAGTATAAGAGCCGGAGTTGGTTACAACGGACATTTTAATTTTAATTTAGGTTTATACTATAAAATATGGTCGAAATAGTTAAAAAATATCTAAAACGGTTTCCTGATTTACCAAGTTTAACATTAGCTAAAAAGATTTATAAAGAGAATCCAGAGTTTTCAAGTTTAGATAATGTAAGGAAAGCAATACGTCGTTTGCGTGGTCAATCGGGAGAAGATTCAAGGAAACGTAAAGACAAAACCTTTTTTAAACCCGAAGGCTCACGCAATCCATTTAAGTTACCTGAGTCACACGCTGATATTTATGAAGCATTCAGTATTAACCAAAGTAAAATACTTATATTATCGGATTTACATTTCCCTTATCAACATAATGATGCAATTACCTTGGCTTTAGAGTATGGGTTACAAAAAGAAGTTAATTGTATATTAATCAATGGGGATTTAATTGATTTCGCTACCATATCACGACACGAAAAGAACTGGAGGGATAGAAGTGTATTTGAAGAGTTTGAGTCCGTTAAAACGTTCTTAAAAACGCTTAGAGATACATTCCCTGATGCTAAGATAGTTTATAAATTAGGTAATCACGATGAACGCTTTGAAAAGTACTTATTCTTAAAAGCTCCAGAGATTTTTGATTGCGTTGAGTTTAAATTGGAAATACTTTTAAAATTAGGTGAGTTGAGGATTGAGATTGTTAAAGACAAACTACCTATTCATATAGGTAAATTAACAGTACTTCACGGTCATGAACTTGTTGGTGGTTCTGGCGGAGTCAATCCTGCTCGTGGTGCTTTTGTTAAAACATTATCTAATATCTTAATAGGTCACTTTCATAAAACCTCTAACCACGTAGAATCAACCATGCACGGTGATGTTATTTCGGTACATTCTCAAGGGTGTTTATGTGGGATGAATCCTTTATACATGCCTATTAATAAATGGAATTTAGGCTTCAGTTACGTAGAACACGAAATAAAAACAGGTCAATTCATTATTCATAATCTTAAAATAATTAACGGTAAAGTATATTAATGGACTTACATTGGTTAAAGTTAGATGTTATATTCCCTATTCAAAGTGGGTTAGATAACGAGGAGATGTCAGAAATAGACACCATTCGATTAAGGTCTGAAGGTATTGAGGATGGATTTGAAACTGGAACAGCATATTGTAATATCGGACATGACCCAATAGTACAAATCAATCCAAGGTGTTTTATTCCAAAGGGCAGACAAAACCGTAAATACTATTCAGAGATTGTATTTCAATCCGGAACAATTATCTACGGTATTGGTAAGCCTGATTTGATTTATTCTAAACTTAGTGAGTACGCTGCCCAGTTCGATACTCAGCCGGATAAAGAAACATCCGTGTAAGTAACTTCATATCAGCCATTTTAGTTTTATACTCAAAGTCACTTAAAGTACCACAAATTAAGTCATTCTCCATTTTAGCGATGTGCCTTAATAAGTCCTTCTTTTGTTCCTTTAATCCTTGGTAGTTTCCTAAGCTGAATCCGTTACGCTTAGCTATGTTAACTATTAAGTAAGTATGCTCCATTATTAAGCGTTCCGATTCTTTATAGTCCTTACCTGAAAGTTCATTTAACCTTTCCGCTATTTTTATTGATTTGTCGTTCATGTTGTAATTGGTCTAATAATACAGCGTAGTTAGCAAGGTCAAGGATGCTATCCGATATTGACTCGTTGTTTACTTTGTTAGTATGCAATAACACACCAAGCCTTGCTACCTTCGTTGCGATTAAGTTTAAACAGTTTAATTGTCCCGATGTCCCAGTAATTGCGCCAGCCAGTTTAAAGTTACTAAGACGGTCAGTTCCAGCGTAATCAAAACCTTTCTTAAGCATCGTTTCAGCCATTTTTTTAGTGAACTCAGCAAAGTGTTTTTTCTGTTCATCGAGTGTCATTTTATACGAGTTATGCGTACACCAATATCCATTTTTTCTGTCTTAAACTTTTTTTCAGGTGCTTTACGCTTTACGAACATACACACTGCTGCACTCATTTTTAATTGAGTTTCATTAACCATTAATTGGTCCCCGACATTTAAAGAATTAAAGTCGTACTTTGTTTTTCTGCCTTTCATTTTATTGTTAGTTGAGTTGTTGACTTACCTATTAAATAAGTATTTGTATCTAAGGTAAGTTGATAGATAACAAATCCTTCTCCATGAGCAACTTCTTTGATGTTCTCACTTTGAGTTGGTTTCATCGGTAACTGAGTACACGATGCCAGTAGTAATCCTAATATATATTTCATAGTGCGAATTTAAGTAAATTATTTAATATAACAAAATAACATCACCTATGCGAGCGCATAGCTGTTTGTTATAAGCAATAAAAATTACTTACTCCACACTTCTGAACGAGTTTCTGTGTCCCAAATATGCGCCCATTTATATTGCCACATTTCTTCAATCGTGTCATAGTATTTATCCTTTTCAATCTGTTTATCTATGGTACATATTGCTTCTTCAATCGTATCGTAATCCCCTAAAAAATCATCCATTCCACCGCTTGCATAATAAATCGCACCATAAAACGCTAAATATCTTTTCATAATCGTAATTTTTACAGCTTATAACAGCACCTAACAAAAATGGCTGCTACAAGCATTGGTTTTCAATTCGGTAACTGAGTACACGATGCCAGTAGTAATCCTATTATATATTTCATAATTCAAATTTAATTATTTAAACTAACATAACAAAATATAAATTAATATAAATAAATTATTTAGGGTATATATCATTAATTCATTTTAAATTTTTATAATAATTTTTTATAAAATTTTCCATTTCAATAATAGTTGCATCTCTGCGTCCTAAATTTGCAAATAACGTTGTTAATACAACATTATCTATATCATAATCCTTAGAATTATCTAATCTATCTAAACTTGGTTGTCTTAATTTATCTTTCATTGTAAAATCTATAGGTATTTTTAACCAATAGCATAATCCATTTTGTTTGTTTTTAATTAATTCTAAAAATTTAATATTAATTAATTTACTTCGTATTTTTATTCTACTATAACCTGAATTTCCAGCCCTTTTAGTTGAACGTTCCCTTGATGTTAATGTGCTTAAAATTCTATATTTCCAATTTTTATTAAAGCATTTTTTACAATTACTTCTATATGTTAATAATCCATTTTTTGTTTTACCATTAATTGGAAACTCATTTAAATTTTTATAATAATTACATATCTTACAAATTTTAGAATTATTATTTCTAATAGAAATTATCGGTCTTCCCATTTTAAATTTAAAATATATTACAAATTTCCAATCTTCATTATTTTACCATCAAACTTTAAAGCCACTTCGCCCGTTTGAAGTCCGCGACCCTTAGCAATATCGAATAACATCAATCCCCTTGTGTCTATTGGTTTACCTTTATATTCGTATCCATTAGGGAATAATTCGTAATACTCAGGTCGGAATATAAAACTAACTATATCCGCATCCTGTTCAATACTACCCGATTCCCGAAGGTCACTTAATAACGGTCTTTTATCAGGTCGTTCCTCACATTTTCTACTTAACTGACTTAAAGCAATAACGGGGATATTTAAATCCTTTGCGATTGTTTTTAATCCTCTTGATATTGAGCTAATCTCCTGCTCCCGACTACCTTCGCCCTCACCTCGCATTAATTGTAGATAATCTACTATGATTAATTTAATATTCCTTTCATACTTTAACTTTTTAGCCTTAGCTTTTAAATCTGAAATACTTAATACTGAGGAATCATCTATATAGAACGGAGCATCGGATAATTTGTTAAATGATGTATTCATTACTTCTATATCATTGAGTCCAATTCTCTTTTGATTAATTAGAGTACTTGGGATGTAAGATTCCGATGAAGCCAAGCGACCAGCTAATTCTGAAGCGGTCATCTCTAAACTAAAAAATGCCACAGGAATATTATTTAAAGCCGGTATTTTAG